CTGTCATCTTGCTTCCATCCAACCCTTCGGGAAGCATATAATCAAGAGCGCCTGAAGCTTGAGCCTTTGCAACATTTTCCCTAATGTTATCAATGTAGGTGACAAACGATTTATTAGCAGCCTCAATGCCTCCAGCCAGATCGCGCTTCTGGTAGTACTCAAGGAGATTCTTCTGCGCATCCGCTTCTGCGCGAGTCTTGTACTCCAGTGCCGCAGTCTGGAAGCGAGTCTGCTCCCTCGCGATGCTCTCACGGGAAGTTCTAGACTTCGCCTGCTCAGCAAGCATCTGATCCCGATACTGCTCAGTCTTCGACTTGGCCATTGCATCAGCGTAAGACGCACCACCCTCGGCAAGGCCAGCAGCCAAATTGCCAAGGTCGTTCCCGTTGCCATTCGCAATGCGAGACGCAGCCTGAAGCAGCGCCACTCCACGAGCCCATCGATCCCGGTTCACGTCTGCCTCAGCAGGCGCAGCGGACTCAGCGGACGCAGTGGTGCCAACCTCGTAGTCGAAGGCAAGCGGATCAGGGATGTCGATATCCTCGATCTCCTCATCCACCTGAATGTCTTCAGGCATGCGCGGACCAGCAGGACTTGAAACAGGTCCATAGGCCGGAGGAATGTTTGCGTAATACTCTTCTCCAAAAACAGGAGCAGTATAAGGAACGCCTTCTGGAGTTGTGAAATTTCCAGTGCTCACGTCCCTAGTCGCAATAGAGCTGTACTCCCTTGCTCCAGTCGCCGGATCTTCGGTACGAATGCTGCCAAGCGGACTACCTGAAGCCCACTCAGCATATCCCTGCCTGCTAGAAGGATCATACTGGAAATACCTGAGACGCTGCATGTCGCTGAGAGGCTCTGACGTAGAGTTCAAAATGATTTGATCTTCAATAGATGCCTTACTATTGGCGTCTTCAAGCTGTCGTGCCAGATCCTCTTCCCTTCTCCTGACAATCTGACCAAGTGCAGAATTATCAAGCCATTCCTTAAATGCACCTATAGGATCACTAAAGTCATATCCATCTAACGCAGAGCTAAAAGAAGGAAGGCTTACATGGTCAGGCTTTCCACGGCCCCTGAATAGTGGACTATTGGGCAAGGGAACCGGGGTTGTAGGCCCGACAGACTTCTTCCTCGCCTCCTCCTCCCTGAGCATCTGCTCGTATGAAATCCAGTCGCTAGGGCTACTGTAGTACCCGGAGTTCGCATACACGATGCCACCGGAGTTGTAGCCCGGAGCAAGTTGAGGAGCAGGAGCGAGACGTGACGCATCTCTAGCCAGATCAGCAAGAACGGAAGCACCACCGCTCTTGACCCGCTGCGTAACGGCTGCACCTGCCGCTGCGCGGTTCATCTGGGCGCGTCTAGACAGCTCCATCGCTGACAGAATGCCGGTCATCCCACCACCGGACTGCGCGTAGCTTCGCAGTTCGTCAGTCGAGAGCTTCCGAATCGCATCCTGCTCCTCATAGATGTTGTTGTTTCTCATCACCCGTTCATCCCGTTGACAAGCTGGCTGATCCCTGCGGCCCCGAGTCCGAGAGAAGCAAGCTGGCTGATGAGTCCAGGCTGCGGGGAAGAGGCTTGCTGTCCGGCGAGCTGAGCATTCGGTACGCCAGACAGGATCGAGCTAAGGAACTGCATTCGCTGCATCGGGAAGTCTCGCTCGTTCAGGAAGTCTTGATAAGCAAGATCCATCTCGCGCTGAGTCATTTCACGCTGCGTAGCACCAGACCGCTCAAGTTCAGCGATACGGGTCAGCGCACGCTGCTGATCTTCAAGGCCAAGCTGAGAAGCACCAGCCGCCGTAGACTGGTACATCTGACCAGCCGCACCAAGTCCAGCAAGCGCCGCGTCTCGGTCGCTAGAGAACATCCCTCGTGCGTCGTTGTATGCGTCATACATCCCCCGACCACGGATGTCGGCAAGCGTCTGCGCCTTCTGGGCTCGCAGGTTGTTGTCCTGAAGGCCAAGGCGATACGATCCGATCGCGCCACCTGCAGCGATGGCGTCTGCCTGACTTCGGTTGAGCTGGCTGTCGAACTCCTCACGAGCCTGTCGCAACTGAGGATTCAGGACATCCTCGATGTAGGGATTCATGTACGCATTTCGATCCGCATCGAGCCACGATCTGGTCGCGTAGTCCTGCATCTGAGATCCGATGCCGCCAGCCATGCCAAGCTGGTTCGATGCGAACTCAGAAGAGGGATCTCCAGCATTGTAGAAATCCTGACGGGCCTGCTGTGCAGCAAGCTCAGCGTCAGAGAATCCAGCAATGCGAGCATCCTCGTAAGGAACGTACGAGCCACGATCGCCATACGCGAAAGACTCAGCCTTGTTAATGAGCGATCGATGAGCGCCCTCTGCCCACCAGGGGAGAGTGCCGTACCCAAGCTGGTCGCTACCTCCGCTTCCGCCACCCATTACTTCTTCCTCTTGCGAGCAAGGCTAGGATCGTACTTCTCTACCGTGTCGTAGAAAATTTCATCCTCTTTACGCCTTGCCTTTATTGACTTTTCAATAGCGTCCATCCAACGCTTGTCGTCTCCGGCGAGCTTCTTGCTCTTCTCTTTTCGCATCGCCTGCAGAGCATCTACTTTCTCATCTCCATTGATCATCCTTGAAAGATACTCAAGAAAGCTTTTTTCAGGAGGTGAGTACTTGTCGATCTCGCGAAGGTCTTTGCCAGTCTGCTGCGAGATGTAACCGTAAATGTCAGCAAGGTCTTCGTATGAGTCGGTATTGGAATACGCAATCTCATGCTCAAATCCAGGCTTTCCATACAGCAGCAGGCCGGGAGGAGGGGCGTGCCGACTCCCGTCCCTAGAGCCCCAGAACGGGCTGTCGGGTGGGCGTATTGATGTGTCGAAATATCCTTCAGGGACAAGACCACCGTCGTTCATGCCGAGAGCCGAAGCAATGCCTCCTGCTCCACCAAGCGCAGCCGCAGGCTCACCGCCACGTAGCTGCCCAAGTTCATCGACCACTTGCATAATGCTGCGAGCGCCAGCATCGGGATCACCTCCGCCCGCATGAAGCACCTTGTTCTTCGGGATCACCACCTCGCCGGGAGTGAGCATGGCAGGGACCTCGTCCTTACCCATGTACTCTTCCTTCAGCATCTCGACAGACCCAGGACCAAACACTTCTTCAAACAGTGCAAGCACTGCTGAGCGATCGTCATCAGGCATATCCGAGTTGGGATCAATCGCGACGAGCGCCATATTGATCAGCTCTTCACTGTCCTGAGACGAGGGCTGGATATCCGGGTTGGGCATCGGTGCGCCCATCATCTCTTCCTGCGGCATCGCCATAGCAAGACCGCCTTCGTTGTAGTTACGCACCATTCCCCCCGCGTTCATTCCATATGAAGGATTCCTTCTCTCCCAAGAAGGAGTCAGGAACGAATCCAGATCTACTACTGAGTAGTCCTCTGCTCCGAGAACGCCCTTTCTAAGTTCTGCAGGTCCAGCAATCCACTCGCCCACACTTGATCTGCCAAGCATCCCGTTGAGCGTGCCAGTAGATCCATACTCAGTTGGAGATTGTCCATACTCGACAGGAATTGAGATGTACTTGGAGGCTCCATCGAGCACGTACCCGTCGGGCGGAGTGTCTCCAACGTGGTCCCAGCTATCAGGCTTCCTGTAAGCTCCGTGATAGTAATACGACTCGCCCGGCTGGAGGTCGTTGCCGATAGATGATGAATACATCGACTGAAATCGAGTTGTTCCAGTGCCGGGGTCGAAGCTGGGAGGTACAGGCGTGTACGTATACGATCCAGGGTTGAAAGAAGGCAGAGCCCCTCCCAACCCTAGAGTCGAAGTATTCCCTTTTCCGCTGTAGTTAAGAGCCATCAGCTATAGAACCCTCTTCCGACACCGCCGACTGAAGGGTAGCCGTAGAATCGGGGATACGATCGACGCTCTTCCCAGCTTGCATCCTGCGGATACGTCTCGGCGGCATTCCGTCGTCCACGATTGTTCCCTCCGGGCAGGGCGAGCAGGCCGACAGCACCGAGCCCACCAGCCGTCAGGTACGGATGGTTCGCCATCATCTTTCCGAGAGGGAGAACGGCCTTGTCAAAGCCAGGAGTTGCTCCGAATGACGTAAGCGGAACCCCGGATTGAGCTGCTTGGGTAGCCGCAACAGAGCTGCCAACAGCCTGAGCGCCAGAAGCTGCTGATCCGCCGATGAACGGAGTCGCAGCTTGAGTTGCTCCAGCGTTTATGGTGGAAAGAGGAGCGAGACCAGACGGAAGTCCGAGTCCGGCAGCTCCGCCGGGAACTACCGGAGCTGCCGAAGCCACTGCAGGAGTCGCTAGCGGGGCCGCAGCAGTAGGAGCAACGGTAGACGCCCCGAGCGCACTGCCAGCAGGCATTGCAGCGCCGAGACCAAGCCCAGCCGTAGCGCCAAGGCCACCGCCGACGAGCATCTTCTTCCAGAGCGGCTCGTCCTTGGGACCGATAGCAGCAGCGAGTCCACCGCCTGCCGCCGCTCCGATAAGCATGGGAATCCAAAGGGGCATTACTTCACCTCAATGCCAAGCAGCGTCACAGTGATATCGCCGTTCGCTGACTCAACTCTGATCGTCTCTCCAGCGCCAAGCGTCCAGTTCAGCTTGAGCTGCACAGTCGAACTTGCTGCGACTGTAAGATCTTTAAAGACTTGGTTTCCAGCTCCAGCGGCAGTCGATGAATCAGGAACCAAGTAGATGTCAATCGTGTCCTGAACGCCGGTCGTCTCGCACAAGATCATCTGAGTCACCATCGTCTGAACATTCTGGACGACAGCACTGGGCTCGACTTCAACCGTCTCCCCGCTGAGCGTGTAGCTGGTCGCCGTGCGCTCAGGGACCGTGTAGATGAGCGTCGCCCCAGAGGGCACGCCCTGATAGAGGATCCCGTAAGAGTCCATCAGGTGAAGTTCTCCTGCCCTACGTCATCGAAGACGAAGCTCTTCGTTCTAGAGTGTACAGATGCTTGCGCATTTGTTCCACGAGAAAGAGACTCAAGAAGTGCAGCCAGGACTACGACGAGCTGCTCCAGCTCACGCCTGAACTGCTGCTCATCCTCTCTGGAGTACTCGTTCGGAGCGTCCGTGAATCGCCATCCGGCCTGCATCAGCCCCTCCTGCCGTCCGTCTTGAGATCCAGTCTCAGGTTGCCGAGTCGCCAGCCGAAGCCGCTAGAGAGGCTCTCAGCCCTGAATGAGACCGTCCTCGCCCGACCACGGATGCTCGTCGCATTGTAGTCAGGCGCATAGTCGAGGTTCGTCGTGTCGTTCTCGCTGAAGTCTACGGTCACACTGGATGTCGTGTGCTCAGCCCTGCCCGGCAGGTTCTTCCCTGCGATCGTAAGTGTTACTTGAGCTTCTGAGCTACTGTTATCAAATACATCTACATCAGGAAGGATTCTAGAGTAGTGCATATACATGTCACCATCTGTGATATCAATCTGCCCTGACTCAATGTAGTGCTCGATCGGATCCCCGTTCGCGCTCCGTCCAGACTCGTGCTTCATGATGCTCGACTTCTGCTTCTGCGGAAGAGCTTCAGGATCGTACTCCGTGATGTACGCAGCCAGGGGGTTGTCGAAGATGTTGACGTCTTCCCAGGCAGTCCTGTTGCGAGAGGTCGTGCTAGACGTCGATTGATCGAGAGCCGTCATGTCGAACGATCCGTAGGCCCACGTCTGATTCGAGTAGTTGTAAGACACCCACCTGTTCGGCTCGAAGGAATCAGCGGAAGCGTAGAACCAGAGAACTTCCGTGAATGCCGAGTTGACTCCAGTGAAGAACTTCCCCTTCTGTCCGCTGTTGATGTTGTCAAAGACATAGTTCGCCATGTTCTTCGGGAGCGGCTTGACTGATCCATCGTACATGTAGAACTGATCGAGGCCCATGAAGAAGACGACGTTGTCTACGGCGGCAAAAGATCCTCTTGAGTAGGCAGTCGTGTTGCGTGAGACCGTCTCAAATCCGTAGGTGTCAGGAGCCCCTGTGTATCTACATGAATAGATCGCCTTGTTCGTGAAGACGATGATCTCTCGCTTGGTCTGAACAGCTCCAATGATCCTCGACCCGTGCCTGAGCACTCGACCACCAGCCTCGTTTGAATTCGTAGGAAGCCAAGCAAACGGGTTGTGTCGATCAGACCACCTGATCAGCATGTTGTTCTGTTCTGATGAGTCGATGTCATTCGTGGCAAAGGCGATGACATGGCCGTGCTGCTCAGATACAAGAAAGAAGTCGAGCACAGTCGGAGGGGCGGTTGCCCCAGAGGGTGATGAGTCAGAGATCACGATGGCAGGACTGTCTTCAACCGGAGCACCAGACGAAACATTCGTGCTCGTGTCGTAGTAGTAGAGCGGCGATCCTCTGTTGCAGAAGATCAGATCCTCACCAAAGTTCTGGATCGTCACATCGCGAAGCGCGTCCGTAAGAACAGAAGCATCCGATGCGTCGCCCCACCCCCGAGTGGCCCCAACCACTCCACCAGCGTCAATGTCATCGTGGTAGAACTGACCACCCGATCCACCACTTGATCCGCCAGTCGTTTCGATGAACGGCAAGATGATGTTCACCTGACTGGAGGTTGTCCCAGTGCCGCAAAGCCACCACTTGTCGTTCAGGTATGTGGTGTCTAGATCGCCAGCATCTCCAGTCAGCCCGGTCAGATAGATGTAGTCGCCAGCTACGGGAGTGGCACCCGATGAAGTGATATCTACGTTAATGGTCGAAGTGCCAAGGTTCGTCGTGATCGGAGTAGATCCATTGCAGTTGAACACAGTCGGCGTGTAGTCGTCGCCTCCATACGTCCCGACTCCGTACCCGGAACCGACCGAATCAGCGACCGTTCCTGAAGCAATGCGGTAGTCAACTACAACCGTTCCTCCTCCAGAGGTGCTTGACGTTGCGACCGTAGATCCGTCGTAGTTGTCGCCTGACGAGATATCGATCTTGAAATGATCGTCATCGACAACCTCAAAGATCTGGAACCCTTCAGTCTCTGAAGTGAGCAAAGTTCCAGAGATGCCACCGATAGGAGATGTGCCAATGCTAGTAAAGCGAACAAAGTCATTGACTGAGCATCCGTGTGACGAATCCTCAATGGTGAGAATCGTCGTATTGATCTCGGTAGTGATCGGATTGGAAGTGCTGAGCGTCTCTCCGGCCAGCCTGTTCGGAGTGATGTCGTACTTGTTGGGGCCAACGAGAAGATAGAACTTGAACGTAGTCCCAACGCAGATGTACTGGTTATCAGAGAAGTCCACCCATGTATGGATATCACGAGGAACACCATTCATGGCATAGTCAGTATCCTCTGACCAGCCGCCGATGGACTCAGGGTAGTCATCCCTAAAGCGCATGTTCTGCGCCTCGTACCACCGAGCACCGATCGAGTTCTTCGTTCCCTGTCGATCTACGCCAGGGGGGATCGGGAACTTCTTGATAGGCATTAGAAGTCAGAATCTCCGATTACAAAATAAGTAACCTTAACAGCGCCATCGTTAGGATTATAAAAAGAAACCTCAGGAGTTGAATTGAAATCACTTACCCATGCGGCTGGAGCAAACCTAGCAATCCCAAGATTTTCTCCTACGCACGCATACACTGCGTAGACTTCGCTGTTTACATTTGGATTGATAGTCGTAGGAGTCAAACCAATAGGAACTTCGATCGTATCGAAGATTACTCTGAATGGTCCGATATCAAACTCTCCTTTACGATTTTCTCCGCCAGTTCCATTGGCGGTCGCGGCTGAATCTGCGACAGACTGAAGAATAGACCCGAGAGCTTCCCAAGCTCCTCCGCTGTTCCTCATCTCTAGAGCGCCTGAATTATCCCTGATTCCGTAACCGCCAGAGCCAACGGTGGTATTGAAGTTCAGATACCCATCAGTTCCGTTGATCCTAATATCTGGAGCATTCATCTTCACTCCGACATGGATCTCCTCGTCGCTGTCTGTTGTATCGAACCTGAGCATTTCTACGCCAGAGGCACCTGCGTCAAACGCAAGAGCGTCCGTGACGTTGTCCTTCATGGACCAAGACTGGCTGTTCGAAGTCGAATCAATCTCTGTCGCACTTGTACCAAGGACGACATCTCGATTGATATCGATCTCGCCATTGGTCGTGTCTACATTGATGACGGATGTACCGCCACTCTCAGTGAGCGAGAATGCGTTTGTATCAGAGTTCTTGATTGTCCATACGAACGTCGCCTTAAGTGCTGTACTTACGTCTGACCCAATCTCAAGTAGATCGTCTACTGTATCAAAAGTTAGATAAGTAACTCCGCCAGTCGCATCAAGAATCCTGAGAGACTGAGCTGATCCATTCGGGATGCCAATCGAGTTGGTTCCCGAGCTAAACGAAATAACTCCGTTGCTCTCGAAGTCGATCTCTCCAGCCTGGATCTTATCCAGAAGGTTATGGACTCCGATTGCGTGATCCGTCGTAGCGTCAGGAACCACCATCACGAGAGCAGACGTATTGTTCGGGATCGAAACCGTAGATGAAGCGCCGTCACAAGTGACGGTGAGTGCATTCGCGGAGAGAGAGTTCTTGATGTACAGCAGCCTAGCCGGAACCTCAGTGGCCGCTGACCCTGCGATCTTAAGCGAAGGGACGTTCGCGCCAAGGCCACCGCTGTCCTTCACTTCAACGAATCGACACCGACCTTCTGAACCGGATTCTCCGTCATCTGCTGAGTCAATCGTGAGCCAAGTGGCAACGTAAGAATTGCCAGAATTAGCCGAGGTAGACCCTGAAGGCATGTCCTCGACGTCGATCTCGACAAGCTTCCCCATCGCAGACTCGATGCGCTTGAGGTTCTCGTTCATCGACGAGCCCCAGGTTCCAGCCTCTCGGCCAGTGCCGATCAGCTTGAGCTGGAAGTTGTTTGAATACGAAGTAGTCGTTGACATCAGATACCCTTAGTCTGTGCGGCGGCGGTGGGCGTTGACCCATCAGTTGGAATCCGACCTTCCGCAGTGTTCTTCAGAAGCGTTAGCTGTTCCTTGAAGAGATTTCCATATCTTGCAACTTCTTCCGAGTTGCCCTTCAGATAGATGTACGCTCGCTCAAGCGATCCATTCAGCAGGACATCAGGATACGCAACTGATAGCCAAGTCGTAGTCGTCGCTCCTCCGCCCGGAGTGTTGCCTGAAGTGATTGAGTCTGTCGTTGACTTTCCATAGTACGAGATAGTGTACGTGTACGCAGCATCAGGAGCAGGAGCCACCTTCACGGTCAGCGTTGGCTCTCCGCTCGACACCTCAGACTTGATGATCGCGTAGTATCGAGGGACACCCTCAGCCACCGTAGTAGATCGCTGAGGGAATGCATTCCTAAGGAACGAGTGATCCACCTGCTTGATCTCGTTCCCGTCCGTGCTCGCGTCGGCACCGTTCACGTAGAAGTCCACAACGTCGATCGCGCCTGACGTGATCTCGTACTCGCTGGTGCTCGCGACCATCGCCGCGTCCTCAGTCACCTTCCAGTAGAGCGGTCCAGTGAGGGCAGAGAATACAGCGTCTTCCGCCCCGCGAATGAAGTCATTGATGTGAGACACAAAAGAAGTCTCACTTGACTCGCAGTAATCCTGAATAGCCTGCTCAAGCTGAGTGTAGTTCATGACCAGCCCCTAGTACCCGCCTCAAGCTTGAACCTCTCGACCTCAACAACTGCGGTGACACCGGCAGGAAGCCAAGAAAAGAATTGAAACTCTACGTTAGTGAGACCGCCAGTCCATCCAGCGACTCCCTCCATGTCCCATGCCACTTCGTCG